TAACGGTAGTGTTTTAAAATCTTTGCTTGGCTTCACGCACACTGACATGAATAACCCCGAAATGTCAACGGCCGTATTTTGGGCCATGATGGGTATTTTCTGCCATCTTCACCATCAGAAGCATGGAATGTACCCAACATATGAAGAACTTGCTCGCAAATGGGCAGGTGGGCCAAATGGGGAAGAGAAACAAACAACATTAAAGTACCTTGCTAAATATAGAACGTTATGAAAAGTGAAAACCTTAGATACATCATATTCGCAATTGACAGCAAAGAAAAGCAACATGATGGTAAAATCTTTGCATCCTATCAAGAAGCAAAAGAATATGCAGCGGATCTGATAGCAGATAAATTTGCAGACAAAACCGTGATAGGAATGTTTCACCTGGATAAAGATTCAAAAGAAATGTTTATATCGCAAATCGAAACCATAGGATTTGCAGGCGATAAAAAAAACGTGAACCAATTAAACCTATTTAGCCAATCATGAAACAGATCACATTCAAAGAAAAACGAATGACAGAATATACCGGGGCAATGGCACAGCTTTACAGCACTGCTAAAAAATACCCGGTACTGAGCAAGGAACAAGAAGAGAAAGCAACAGTTGACCAGCTAATCAATCATAATCTGTTGTTTGTAATTTCCGTTGCTAAAAGGTACCAGCATTCAAACGTTGATATCTTAGACCTAATTCAAGAAGGCCGCATTGGCCTTATCAAAGCTGCCCGAAGCTATGACAGTAGTTTTGGCTTTCGCTTTATTTCTTATGCCGTTACAAAAATTCAAGGCGAGATAATCAGATTCATTGAATCAAAATGCGATACGCTAAGAATACCCGACGCATTGCACAGGGTAAGCTGGAAGCTTGAAAACAATCAGAAAGAATTTGAAACATTGGCAGAAACTGCCGAGCGTTTGGGAATAACCAAAGTTAATCTGCACAATCATATCAATAGAAAAAAGTTAGTTTCTTTTAGTGCTGAAGATAGCGAAGGTGAAACTTATGTTGATGTGCCTGGTGATTTGCATGCAGATTCAATAACGATGCAGAATGATTTAAGCAACATCATCAATATGGCTATTCAGAAGCTGCCCGACCGTGAACAATCGATAATAAACCTGAGATTCTTCAATAACTTTTGCTTATTAGATGTTGCGGAAAAAGTAGGGTTAAGCAGTGAGCGTGTAAGGCAAATTGAAATGATAGCATTGAAAAAATTAAAAGTGCTAATTGCAGAATCAATATAAAAAAAAGGCTATCCGGTATGGGTAGCCTTTTTAGTTAGTGCAAATAAAAAAGCCTGCTATCTTTCGACAACAGGCGCACGGAACATCTTAAACTAAAACTATCAATGAAAAACTGCAAGTGAATTTTGAAAAAGCGCATTCTCCCCAAAATGCGCTGTGAACCATTTATTAACCTGGTACAAATTTAGAATATAAAGTTCAATAAAAAAAATTTATTTGTTTTAAGATATCCATTTTTTATAATTTTGTAAGCTTTGATAATGATATTTTTACAACCCTACCCCGGTACCTGACCTGCGCATTATCTCCTTCAACGTTCACCAGTTCAACCAAGCCGGGCAAACCTAAGCATTTGTAGTAGTGGCCTTTTATGTATTCTATCATAGTATTTGGCTTTTAAAGTCTTCCAAACTCCGAACTAATAAATATTTGAATCCAAGGGTTTCGACTATTTGTTGAAATTCTTTTTGCTTGTCGCTTTGCTTTCCTATTTCGGTTTTTACTTCAACAAATATTACCTCATTAGGCTTAATAATTATCAAATCAGAAACACCAGCCACAACTCCAGTTGCTTTAAGTAGCATGGCCTCTCTTTTATCTCTTGTCCCACCATTTGGTACCGAAAAAATAATGCATTGCGGATCATGATTTTTTAAACAGTAATTGTTGTTAAACCATTTGTAAATTTCAGCTTGAATAACGTCTTCTTTAATCATGATCTTTTTTCTTTTAAAATTTGCAAAACATAATCTTGATGCCATTTATTAAATTTCTTATTGTACTTTTCACACCATTCTTTTAAATGTTCCAGCATTAAGTTGTCAGCATATTCATCAGGAACAATTGTAGAATATTTGCTTTGATAGTTATGAATGTGTTCAGCTATTTTATAAAGTACTGCATATTCTTTCCAACCTCTTTCTTTTGCCATTTCAAATATTCTATCACTTGGTACGTTTATTGGCCTTTCTTTAGTCAGCAAATATAATTTTTGTTCTTTTTCTGCTTTTTCTTTTATTAATCTTTCTTCATTAAAATCATAACCACATCCAGGGCATTCAATTTTTTTGCTTTGAATTATAAAACCACACTCAGGACATTCTTTTATTGGATTAACACTTTGCTTTCCTTCTTCTTTTTCCTTTTTACTTCCTTTTTTAAAAAAATTTGGCCAATCAACATAATCGTCATAAAAATTATGATTTATAGTATTTCTGCCTAAATCTAAAACAATAAACTTTTCTTTGTTTGGGTAAATTCTGGAACCTCTTCCAATCATCTGAAAATATAAAGATATGCTTTTTGTTGCACGATTTAAGATAATTGCTTCAACTGATGGCTCATCAAATCCAGTAGTAAGAACTCCAACACTACACATAATTGCATTAGGATTCGTTTTAAATGCTTCAATTGATTTTTTGCGGTCTATATCTGATGTTTTTCCTGTAATTGAATATACGGTCAAATTTTCAGCTTTAAATGCTTCATAAACAACGTTGTTGTGAGCGACATTTACATTAAAAATTATTGTCTTTTTTCCCGGTATTTTTTGCCAATAAGCATCAATTACATTTTTTACCAATTTTTTAGATGAATAAAATTCCTCCATTTGTTTTTCATCATATTCGCCTTTCTTAATTTTAAAATTAGCATTTTTAACTAAGTCACCAGCAAATCCATAAGCATCGCAATTTAATAAAAACTTTTGTTCAATAAGTTCTGATAGTTCAATTGGTTGAATAAGTGTTTTATAAAACGGTTCTAAAGAGTTTTCACTTACCGGAGTAGCTGTTACTCCAACTACTTTTGTTTTTTCATTCTCAAAAAATGGAAGCTTTTTAAAGTTACCGATGTGGCATTCATCAATTATTACTAATCCAAAGTGAGGCAACAAATCAATTCTTCTGTTTATTGTTTCTACCATTGCCACATAGTAATCAAAATCATGTGGAATATTTTTTACACCTGCTTCAATTCTAAAGCAGCGTTCTCCTAAAGATTTGTAAGCTTGATTTAACAATTCTGTTCTATGAACTACTATTAAAACCTTTTCTACCTTTTCAGTAAAATGTCTTTTTGCGAGTTCACAAAATGTAAATGTTTTTCCGCTTCCAGTTGCCATGTGCAGGCAGCAATTTCCTTCAATGGCCTCAATGGCCTCAATGGCTTTTTTTTGATAATCTCTTAGCATAGTTTTAGTTTTGTTTATTTACAGTTTTACAGATTGGTATCAGATGTTTTTTAAAAACTGTAAACCTAATAGTTTAGTGTTTATCGGCATTTATTATACCGTTTTACAGATTTACAGATTATTATATATTTATGAACACTATACAAATAATATTTTTTTTTCTTCACGTTGTTTTTTTTATTAATATTCCTATAGCCTCTTACAAAAATGATAAAATATGTGTACAATCTGTAAAACAATAACATAAAGCATTGATTTTATTACTATTATAGGTTTACAGATATTTTCATTTTTAGTCAAAATTTAGGCTTATTTTATAAATTCTCTTAAAATTTCCGTTTCGCTTTACAATTGTTTGAGCAAAATTCAATTTTTTAAGTGCCATTCCAATCCTTTTTGTGTTAGTTTTTATGGTTGGATATTTCATTTCAATAGAAATTTTTATATCAGTTGCTGTCAATTCTGCAAATGGATGTTCAGTTGTGCCGGCTAAAATTTCATCTTCAATACAAACTTCTGTATTTTTAATATTGATCTGATTCAAAAAGTTAATTTCAGCAGAACTTAAAAACCATGCTTTTTTATCGAATCTCCATTCGTTGTACAACTCAATAAATAGCTTTGTCTTGTCTATTTCTTTATACTTTTCTAAGTCAAAGCTGATTATATTGATTGGAATTATACGTCTGTTCCCTGTTGGGTCATTTATAACCTCAGGATCATTTGAAGTACCACCAAGGACTGCTAAACGATTAAGGTCTTCAGATATCCGACCATAGGGCGCTCTAATGCTAAACGTCTGTTGAGAACTTAAACGCTTTAATTTTGTGGCATCTTTTTTTGATTTACCGCCAAACTCATCATCAACAATCAGTAACTTTTTACACATCAAAATTTCACTATCCTTCCCCTCATCCAGGTTACTTTCAGCATAATATTTTTTCAAGTCATCAGGCAACAAGTTTCTAAAAAACTCAGTCTTATTGGTTCCCTGTTCACCAATTAATACTAAAATCATTAGCGAGTAGGTACCATGAGCGCTACCAATTACCCCCAATAGCCATTTTTTTAGGTAAACATCCAAATAATCATCAACATACTTTTCTTTATCCTTTACAAAAATAACCGGGTTTATTGTAAAGCACTCAATCAGCTTTTGAAATTCATTATCGTATGAAACGTACTTATTCTGCTCAAACCAATCATGTATTGGATTAAATGTAGGAGTATTTTCCTTAGACATTATCAGAGTCCAAATTTTATCTTTTGAAATGCTATCGTCTATTTTTTGCCAAACGGAAGAATAAAACTTTGCCAATAATCGATCATCTAAATTAACTCCATTCAATTCAAAATTTCTTGTAATTTCATTGAATTTTATTTTGTTCATCTTTATCAATTCAATAATCTCATCAATTTCAGTTTTTTCTTCAGTTGGTTTTTCAAATTTTGAAATTAAGTTTTCATCATCAAATATGCCCATTTCAGCCAATAGCTGTTTAGGATTATCAGCAAGCTTTACAATACTTTTTATCTGTTCTGTTTTTTGGCTTGTCAGAGGTATACCGGCAGTTTTAAAAATATGATAAACGCTGGCAATTGTTATCCCGTTTCCTGAGCGTGACAAAGCTTTATTATAATGACTATCAGCTTTTGTGTAATCGTACTTTGATGAGGAAGAACAAAGCTGATGAAAGTACATTCTACCACCTTCTCCAAATTCAGAAGTAAGCGCAAAAGCTAACTGGATGTAATTTTGATAGTCATCAAACAAATTCATTGAACTTGCCTTGTTAACCATTTCATCAAAATCTGATTTAACTACAAAGGTTTTTACCTCTCGTTTTTTTACTTCTTTTTTGGGCAAATACTTTTTGAAAACCTTTGCTTTTTCATTTACATAAATATCAGGGTCATAACTGACGTACCTTAGTCTTGATGTGTCTTTGCATGATTTGTCAACTACTATTGAATAGTTTACAAAAAAGTAATTTTCAAGTGCTAAGAATGCTTCAAGATGTTTCTCAGGGTCAATTTTTATCAAAACGGCATATCCAAAACCACCAACTGATAAGTGAACTGCATAAACATAAGGATCCTGTTTTATAGCATCAATATCAATTTTACAAATCTGATCTTTTGCATCAACATCAATACAAATAAATCCGCTATGTTCAATTATTTGCGCTGCTTTTCGCTCTTTGAACACTCCTGAAATTGTAAGAGCTGGTAGTTTATTTTTTTCTAATTTGCCAGCTCTTACATTTAAAACAGAATCTTGCCAAGTTCCGTTTTTTATATTATCGATATAATCTTGAATACCAATATTTTCAGTACTTTGGGTATCTGTATGTAATTTAAATAAAGAAATCATAGTTATAGAATTAAAAAACCGTACCAATCTCCGGCGGTGGAAGACGCCATTGATTAATACGGTTATGTGTATATATTTTTTTCATTGGTTTTGAAGTTGCTTCCACCCATCTGCAAAACTATACCACAAATATAGAATTAATTTATGTAAGTAGGTATCTTTCTATAATAATTTTAAAAAGGAAGATCATCGTCAACAATTACTGGTTCTGCTGCTTTTAATTTTTTATATTGATCAGTAGTAAAGCTATATTTTTCTTGCAAGGATGTTACTGTCAAATCTCCTTGAGCAATCCGGCTAATTGTCTTAGTCATCCAGGCGTCTTCAAAATTTGGCAGTAATGCGCCACGTTCAATTTTAAACGCTACTAAGCTATTGTAGTACTTTTCATTGTACTCTTTGCCTCTGATGTCAAAAGTAACATCAATTTCACGATTCAAATCAGTATCCAAAATCAAATTACATCTTTCTTTGTGCAATTCAAATTGTATCTTTTGCGGATACTTTTCAGCTGTTTCAATAACAAAAGTCATTTTTTGAAAGTCTGTACCAAACGTTTCAATTTTGCCAATTTTTACTACTTTTCCTTTGATGTTCATAGTTTTTGTTTTTTGTATTTATAAAATATTTTTAATCCCTCGGTGCTTCAATTGGAATAAACCCTGTACCGGCACCTTCATTACCGTGCATTTTCAGAAAATCAATTTCTACCTTTGCGCTGTTCACAATAACAACTGCTATTTGGGCCATAGCTTTGGCCCTGGTTGTTTCCATTTCAATATCACAGTCATCGTCTGATAGTCTTTCAAGCTGTGCAAACAGCAGGTTTCTTAGATCACCAATTTTATTTTTTAACATCTTTGATAGTTTTTTTAAGTTTGTTTACTAATTTGATTGTTTGCTTTAGTTCTGTCGGGTAATGGTGTACTACATTTTTTTGCATATTTTCTGCCTTGGTTATAACTTGCAAGTTATCGATCCTTATATCGTGCGGATTGCCATTTTTAAACCGCAGTACCATGCCTTTGGGCACTTTTCCATTTACCGATTCCCAAAGAAGAAAATGTTTTTTTACCCAGTGCTTGTGACCAATCTTAACAAGAATATGATTGTCCTTATCAAATGATTCTTCACCATGTTGCCGGGTGTTGTGGGGCAGTCGGCCTTTTTTAAAGGTACCTGAGTTGGCTTTCATTATACCCTTGGTTCCCTTGTTCCAACTTTCAGTTTTTCCAAATCTTGTTTTTTTACCACCCTCGACAAGGTTGGCCACAAATACTTTTTTAAGTTCGGCCATGTAAGCCGGGTCTTTACTAAGGCCTAACAATTCTGCTTTGCCATAAATTGATGCTGAAGATCGTTTGAAAATTTTCATCAATTTTGGATGAGAAGTAACCGGGTAAAGTGCTGTCAATTTTTTAGCTTCTTTGTCAGTCCAAATTCTTTTAGTCATGGCGTTTGATTGTTTGGTTGAACTTTTCCTCTTCTGCATTTGCCAAAACATCATTTATTTTTTGAAGAATCACCAGGGTCTTTGGTTCTTTTTCCTTCCAGTTCTCCAGTGTTTCGCGCGCTATGCCTACCCTAAGACATAGCTGCACAAGGCTTATACCGGATAGTTTTGCACGTTCTTTAATTATTTCATAAGTCTTCATATAACATTTTTTTTATAAATAATTTCAATAATAGTACAAATATAACAGAAAAGTGTTATATTTGCATAACATTTATTCACTTTTAAATAAAATATTTATGTCAAACCAACTTACAGTAAAAAGTATCTTTGAAAAGGATGCAGTAAAACAGAAATTTGAGCAGATGCTTGGTAAAAAATCTCAGGGTTTTATTACTTCCGTTCTGCAGATCAGCACAAACAATGCTTTGCTTGCTAAGGCCGATGCAATGACAATTTACAATGCTGCAATGATTGCGGCAACACTTGACTTACCAATCAACCAAAATCTTGGCTTTGCCTGGATAGTACCCTACAAAGGCGCTGCACAATTTCAAATGGGATGGAAAGGTTACGTACAGCTTGCCCAGCGCACAGGGCAGTATAAGCGCATAAACGTGACAAAGGTTTATGAGAATCAGTTCAAAGGTTTCAATTACCTCACAGAGGAATTAAACGCTGATTTTAGCCAAGAACCACAAGGCGCAGTTGTTGGCTATGCTGCATATTTATGTTTGCACAATGGATATGAGAAAACTGTTTATTGGACAAAAAAGCAGGCAGAAGACCATGGCAAAAGATTTTCCCAAAGTTTTAATAATGGTCCTTGGAAAACTGATTTTGATGCAATGGCAATGAAGACAGTTCTAAAGAATATGCTATCTAAGTGGGGTATCTTGTCTATTGAAATGCAAACGGCAGTGCGTACTGATTCTGCTGTAATCAAAGATGAGACAGGAACCACAGTTCAGTATGTCGACAATTCCGACTCAGTAGATGAACTTCCTTTAATTACAGAACAGCAGCTTGAAGAGGCAAAGAACGAAATCAGTGCAGGCAATTGCACACTTGCAGATGTTACTGCCTTATATGATTTGTACCCGGAACAAATTGATTACTTAAAAAACTAAGAATTATGATAAAGGAAATATTAGATTTTTGGATTGATGTAATGCCTGATGCTTATTCTATTCAAATGGATTCCAAGACTTTTGGTGATTTTATGATTGAATACCGAGAATGGGTAAAAAAGTACGGGGCCGCATTCGCAGAAAAAAAGCCCGACCTGCAAAAATATAGGCAAATTGATATTGAAGTTGTTGAAACGTATGCAAGATATTTAAGAGTTCATTAAAAACTAAACATCATGAAAAACGAACAAGTAAAAAGATTTAGCTGCTCATCCTTCGGACGCATTATGTCCGGTGCAGCTTTGCCGGGTGCCGCAATATTGACCGCAGCCCAGCAGCGTGACTTAGAAACATTGCTTACCAAAGATAAGCGCACCGACAAACAAGAACAAACGCTGCAAGAACTGATTGCAAAGCGTGATACTATCTTAGTACCTCAGCTTTCCAAAGGTGCTAAGACATTCATTGAAGATGAATTTATCAAAGATAGGTTTGGCTTCAAAAAAACCTTTACTAACATCTATACTGAAAAGGGTAATTTGTTAGAGCAGCGCAGCATCCGGGAAGTTGGGCAGTACTTAGGATATAAATTCGCCACAAAGGCACCGGAGAAGTTTATGCGCAATGATTACCTTAAGACAAGGGGCTACGATTGGAAGGTAAAGCGCTTTGTGTTCGATCAAAAAAACGTTTGGGATCCTACCGGATTAAAGTTACTGCAAGAAGAATCTGAATTGGCACTTTACGAATGGCAGATTAGAGGATATAAGATGCTCATAAACGAATTGGAAGGTGGCAACATTGAAAGCGGCGCAGTTATCCGGGTATTGATGAACCCAACAGAAGAACAAGTTCTTAAACAGGCTAAAATAATGTTTGTCAATGATGGCAATGACTGGGCAGATACAATGCCAACAGAATTTGTGCAGGAAGTGCAAGATATGTTTGATTTTGAGGCTAAGTTTCCGGATATAGCCGACCGCATGAGAATCTACCCGGTTGAATGTTTACCGGAACATGAGCAACTGATTAGAATTTATGTAGGCTTAGCGCAGGAATATTACGAAAGCCTGGCAGAACGTGTTGAGCACGTAAATGATGGTAAAGTGTCGATGTTTAGGAATGTTTAGTAACAAAGGTCATGACTTCGGTTGTGGCCTTTCTAATTTATTTTATATTTTATATAAAATATTTTATATAAAGTTAGATTATATAAAATATTAGCCGTAGATTTGTATCAACAAAGAACGGAACAACATCTAAACATTTTAAAACTATCTATCATGATGACTATCACAATTAACGGCAAGCACATCGAAGTTGAAGGCGAATATTATGCAGGTTACACTTCACGCAATCGTGAAGAACCAAACGAACCGGCAGAGTATATGATTTACAACATCAGATTAGTTGAGGACTTCGACGAAATGACAACCGACTATTTCAACAACAGCTTAGAGCATGAACAGCAGTTGGAATTTCTTGGAAGCGACGAGTACGAAATTGGCGAACTTTGCTTAGAGCTTATTGAAGAGCAGCGTGCAGAATACCAAATTGATGAATACTACGAAAGTAGAATGTAAACCTTAAAAACCTAAACACAATGGAAAACGAATCACTCCTGCCAATCCAAAAACTTTGCAGATATTTGGAACAACAACATCCTGCTTTGTTTGACGTTTATACCGACGTAGGCCGAGACTTTTTACGCTTTGCGTCTAAATGTATGGGTGAAGAAAAGGAAGCCCTTAGAACGGCTTATATTGAAGGCATCCTAAATTCTAAGCTGGATATAAAAACAGCAGAAGAATACATGAACGAAAAGTATCACTTGTAACTAAAATGCCTCCCACAACCGGGAGGCATTTTTTTTATCCTTTGATTTTGCTTTGCAGGTCTTTAATTACCTGGTCCTTTACTTCAATTTGTTGTTTCATTAGATCTTTGTGTTCTTTGTGTATCTCGTGAAAGTCTGTGAGCGTTTCTTTGTGTTCCTTCCTCAGCATTTCTGTTTCTACACTAAAGTGCGTCATCTGCTCCTTTATTTGCGTCTTCATATTTTGCAGCCAATACCAAAGTACAGCAACCACCCCGAATTTGCTAATAATTTCGAGTATTGTGTTTTCTATTCCGACCTCGGCACCAGTGAAAAGAAATAGGCCTGAAAGTGCTAAAACATCAGGTATCAAAGTTTTGTCCATTTTAGTAGGTTTGTATTCTATAAGTGGCAGATGTTTTACCCACCAAAATTTTATATTTTTACAGTTTGTTATTTGATTAAAAGGCAATACATAATTCCCATCGGCATCTTGCAAAGGTGTGAAGAATCTGTTAGGGGCATATTGCTGCCCCTCCAGCGCTTCTTTTTCATCATTGTCTAATAAACCGACTTTTTTCATTTTTCTAATGGTGGGAATGGTGGTGATGGCTTTGGTTTATAATCTATCAAAGATAAATCTTTTACCCATTGAAATTCAGGATTTACACAAAATTCCATCTCTTCAATTGAAATTATCCATTGGTTAAAGTCATCCTGAATTGAATTAAAATAGCTGTCTTCATCATAAAGCTGACCAACTAAGCTATCTTTTTGCGGTTCTGTTAAAAGTCCTACTTGTATCATAC